TCCAGTTGCAACGGGTTCAATGTCTTTTCTTTTTCTTGCCTTGTATAGTTTTTCATGTTGTTCCAAATCATCTACAATATTCCCATCTGAAATAATGTTTTCAGACCTTGTATTCTTTGCTATAACATCTTGAAAAATTCGTATAGCGGTTTTCGTATCGCCTTTTGTGTATGATTCGCCCGATTGCACAAGAGCAAACTGGATATTTCGCAATTCATATAATTCAATTAGCAAATCTTTATCAGCTTCAACTTTTTGCATATCCGATTCGGATAATGTGCGGTATACCCTTTCGGCAGCGCCCAACCACAATTTCAGTTGCTTCGATCTTTTTTCATACTTTTGTATAAATGTCATATACCGTTTTACATAACGCTTGAATTTCGATATATCGGGCAATGCCCCATATTTACGGTAGTATGCGCCAGCTATACGATATGCGTCTATATGAAAAACATCGGTAAAATATTCGCGCTGAATAGTATCGTATGTGAATACCTCTTTTGCAAAATTAATGTTTTGCAAAAGGTTGCGGATTATATTTCTTTCCGCAACAATGTCATAGTTATTATTTACTTCCATTATTGTTTGTATGCTTTGTTGGATTTTTCATATTCCACCCTTATTGAATCCGGCATTTCTTTTTTAGCTTCTGGATAGAGTTCATAAAAATTCGGTTTGTATCTACTGTTTTGCTTCTTCTTTTCCTTATTCCAGCACAATACATTACTCGCACCTATTTTTTTAGAGACACCGCTATCCACTATTTTAAATTGTATCCCGAATCTTTTATATAATTTTTTGCACAAAAGTTTCGCCTTGTCATAATCTTTTGTGTGTGCCGCTTCGTTGCGCCAGTGCGTATACTCGATATATCTTGAATATCCGTACCGTTTTGCCGATACATAAAACCGCCACATGCCAAACTTGCCACGCACAATTAAATAATATCTCATATTATTCTACCATCCGTTGTTTCGCATTTTTCAACTTCCAAACAACCTACATATTTCTTCGCGTAATATTGTTGTATACTCGCTAAAGTATCTTCTGTTCTTTTAAATGCCACCAACTCATCTTGCAACCTACATACAAGCGTTTCCACATGATGTAAATATTCTTGCCGATCTTTGCGGATTCTTTTTGCAAATGGGAGTTTCAAATTTTTTGCATCTACGATTTTCATTGTTGGTAATTCGTTTTTTATTGGAAGCATTTCACATCCGCAATTGTCGCTTGCATAATACGGACCTTTATGTATATGTATACCCGATGCCGCGATAATCATTGCTTCATTTCTGTGATAACAAAAACGTATCCCGCCCAAAAATTCTATAACTGGTATACACCAACATTCCGGGTAATTATGTTTCTTTCCTTCCAAGTTTACAGGCATGAAATGCAAATCGTTTTTAAAAGATTCAATGCGATATATCATTTTACAACCTCACAATTCTATATGTTTGAAAGTAGTTGTTTCCGTTTGAAAATAACGTATCAAATCGCCGTACATTTCTTTTGCGCTTTCACCTGCGGGAGTGAAAGCGCTCAAAACAATTTGTGTGCTCTTGCCTTTCGACATTATATAATCAAAAATATACACCAATCTTTCTTTTGTTTTATCATCCAATCTCGATTCCCGTATACCATGCACCGCGACAACTTGATATTTACTTAATAATCCTAGAGCTGCCATATCCACAAACCCGGTATCAAAACTGTATGATCCTTTTCCCTTGTACAATGCATATATCAAATCTTCCATACGCAACATTACCGCACCGTATGAATATTTGTTTAATTTCAATCTGTATTTTATGTAATTCGCAATAAACGCAGTGCCTTGTTTTACCGATGCTGCCGTTACCAACATTGCATCATTTGTTAAATACTCATTGCATCCTGTAATATTACCTAACCAAAACTTTTCCGGCACTCCAGCATTATTCATGTGTATGCACTCGCTCACACGTTTCCTGCCGTATGTTTCGCGCATACCCTTTATACTCTTTTGTGATATTACAAATGGATTATCCAAAATTCACAGTCCTGTTCTAAGCGTTTGAAAATTGCAAGGGTGTGCGAATGTATACCAAGCAAGAGAAAATCGATTCTAGGGTATTCTCTGTTCGTTTCCCGCACATAAGAGTAATACGTTTGCGGGTTGAATTTTCAAGAGCATACATCAATAACTCCTATTCCGGCCTTTCATCGCTCCCCTGCTGTGGTAATATTCATGTATTGTTTTTTCTTTGAACAAAATATTAATGAATATCGCCGGGTTATTTACTTGGTCGAATTTTTTGTCAAACGCCCAAACTAAATAATTACCAATATCGGCAGCACTTTTACCCATACGAATCATAATTCTTTTGCTATCGGCAGCGGCCTTTCTATCCCTGCCCGCATTATTGGTAAATGATCCGCTAAATATCGTACCAGTTTTTTTGTGATATAGCGCTTTTGTTATACCCAAAATATGCAATGCGTTCCAATGTTCCGCAATGGCAGGATTTTTTTTGTAATTCGCCAATTCATTTAACCACATTTTATTGTTATCCGTAGAGCGAATTAATAGTGTTTCTTTTTGTTCTTTCGCCGTTTCTTTTATCGCATATTTTTGCCTATTCGACATCATCTTGCCATCGCAAATAATTCGGTTTTTCCATGTCCCTTTAACGTCCAAACTTGCGAGAGATTCAAGGTGTTCATCCCTAAAAATCGTATTAGGACACAGCCTTGCGAATAATGCATGTATTTTATCGACAGTCATACTCATTTTCCCTATTACAACTACTTTTCTACTCTGTTTATTGCCTTTATTTTTGTTTAATTTCATTTTGGAACTACTTATAGTATATAAGCTATTAGAATTTACGTTATCTTTAAGATTAGGAATATTAAGATTAGAATTAAAGAAGTTAGAAAAAGAGATTATGTTTAACACTACGCAAACTTCACCCAAAAAATCGCCCTTAACACTACATTGTTTTTTTCTACCAAAAGTTTCTTTAACACTACGTAAAATTTCTTTTGTGTTATTATTCATGTATATATTCAAAAGTTTTATCACCTTTTGTTTTAAGTTTAAATCGGAATTTAGAACCTCTCTTATAACAAAAGATTTTTGTCTTTCGTTAAATCGATTTGTTGAGATATTAACAAAACTATCTTTTTTAAAATTCATTTTCGAATTTAGGAAAGCTCCTAATTTTTCAGAATTTTCAATACCACATTTAACAATAGTTTTTTCGATCTCTATTTTTTTACAATTTGAAAAATCTACTGTACATTTTTTCAAAAGTTCGGTCAAATCAATCGTAGGTTGAATTAACAAAACATTATCTTCTCTTATTTCAAAAGATGCCGTATAAACATTTTCCAAAACTGTTTGGCTCTGCTTTTTCATGGGTATATTTCCGCTGTTTTGTTTTAATTTCTAAGCGATTTTCACCGCATAGGGTATACTAACCTTGCCTAACGGCAAGTAAATCGATTCTAGGGCACTTTCTGCGCGAAATAAAATGCTTCCGTTACAACATTTCGAGTAGGTTTTGTCTTGTAATCCTCTTTTCAACATTCATATCATCCATAATGTCCGTTCCATCGTTTAATCTTGCGTACATTTTTTTATAGATTTTTTCTTCAATTGTATTTTTCGAGAAAAGATTTACAACAAATAATTGTGCATGCTTATTTGTCATTCTATCTATTCTGCCGACGCGCTGAACTAAATGTTGCGGGTTAAATGGGATGTCATAATTAATTAAATAATTTGCCGATGGAATATTATGAGATTCCCGCAACACATCCGTTGTTACCAAAACTTTATATTTGTTATCCGCATTAAATTCGGTTAGTAATTTAAACCTTACTTTTGGTTTTATTGATTGCCCGACAATACCTAATGCTTTTATTTTATTCGCGGCCAATTTTTCCAAAAGTTCTTCTGCCGGATCAATAAAATGCGAGAATATCACTACCCTATCTTTTGGTTCCAATCCATCCATAAATTCCAGTATATCATCTATCTTCGCATTGCGTATATCCTTTCCTTCAACTAATGATCTAGGGCAATTAATACATCTTAATAGCTTACCGAACACCGTTAGCGGATTTAATTCTATATTATCCAAAATTTCAGATTTAATTTCTTTGTACAACCTGTATTGATCGGGATGCAATTCTATTTTGTGATCGATATACAAAATATTCGGTAACTGTTCTTGTACGTTTTCTTTTAATCGCCGAATGAAGTACGGTTTAATTTTGCTTTTTGCCAGCTTCCGTTTTTTATCTTCCAAATATCCACCCCAAAAATTAGCAACAACAAAATGGAAAATAAATCGTCCGACGTGTTCGCCGAAAACATTTGTATCGATATGCGACCATATACCGAAAATATCAAGTATCGTTATTTCATAGAATGATGCGGATAAACCCAAAACAAAACGCACATTTCTGCTTAAATGCAATGCTTTTTTACTACGTTGCGCCCTTTTGTTTTTCAACATTTGAATTTCATCATATATAACCAAAACTTGATTTACCCATGCATAATTAAATACATCTTCATCTCTTATAAGTTGATCGTAGTTCATTAGAATATAGATACCAGTGTACTGCCTTGCTTCATTCCATAGTTGTGTTCTGTTGTTCTTATCACCTTCAATGAGTATGCTTTTTCTATCTGTGAATTTTTCTATTTCCGCTTCCCAATTATATTTTGAAGTTGATTTGCACAACACTATTACATTATCGATTTCCCCTTCCGACATTAGAGATTCCGCAACTGCAATAGATTGCGGCGTTTTGCCTAACCCTACCGGATCACCAATAACAAACCCACCACAATTCATTAGAGCAATTTTTGCAGCAATTGCGCCTATAGTTTGAAACGGGAGCAATTGCCCTTTGGGTACTTTTGGAATATTGTCTATTCTTGAAAAATCTCTTGTGCTATTTTTCTTTTTTGCAAGCGTCCTTATTTCATTTGTCCAAAATTTATATTTATCCCAAATCTTTTTTGCATCATCCGTTACCGTGTAATCGATTTTGTATTTATCAAAATAGTATTTTAACAAAGTTATTTCTTGAACATGGATGCACCAACTATTATTAATGTATTGAAACGATGGAATGAATTTCAACAAAACGCCTTTTGCATCTGCGGTTTGTCCGCGCATTACAACGGCGATAATGTTTTTTGAATCGAAGTATTTTTGTAAAATAACCATAGCCTGTTTTTGTTTAGATAAAATTACCCCTGCCGATTGTGCGACAGGGGTAAAATAAAATACGTGAATTGTTTTGTTATACTGATTTCAGCGTCAAACCCTTTGCCAAAACCGGCCAACTGCCTTTGCCGTATTTGTCATTCAATCCCTGTACGGCAGCGGATAGGAGCATTTCAAATGCATACCCATCAATTGATTCAAGGAAAAACGCCCAACCTTTGAATGCTACCAAATCATCCAACACAAGTGCTGCAACCTTGATACGTTCTTCTTCGCTGCATAGATGATATTCGGAGTAAATTATCTCTGTTGCGAATACAACCTTCTTCGCAATGAAATAAATATCCTTGAATGATTTAATCGCATTCGCCCAGCTACCGAATGACAGATTGCCGATAGCATCGAAAACACCTTCCTCTAAAAGCATTTGTTTTGCTTTTTCCACCGCGATTTGTAAATTGCCCATTGTTGCCACCTCTTTTGTTAATGTGTAGTGTTGAGGGTATAAAAAACCGTACAAAAGATAATACGCGGCGCGTTTATATTTTTAAATCTTGCGCTTGATTAAACTATCTTTTGTTATATTGCCGATTATTTTACCTTTTATTTTATTTACCTAATCAATTTAGTAAATGTCAGCCCTAAATGCTGTAAGGCGAATGTTGGACTTTCAGCGCTTGAATTTGCATACAGATATAATGTTGTGCCGGTTGGATATTTTATAATACCAGAACCGGCCAAAATATTTATATCGTATGCGGTATTTGTTTTAATAGTTCCAGCAACGGTTGACATAGCCGCTTCCGAAGTGCCTAACGTCAAACTATATGTTCCGGATAGGTTGACATCGAATGATGCGGTTAGAGTAACCATATATGTACTTGAATCCGGAATTGTTATAGAGCCGGTACTACTGTCCGTTGTGAAATCACCTGCGGTAACCGTTCTCCAATTTACTATTGCGGTATTTGAACCTGCGGCGGATAAATTGGTAACTAGGCTATCGCCCGTAGAATTATCGACATAGACAGAAGCAAATGTTGTTATTGGGCTTGTCTGATTTAGATTGCAACAAGTATCCAATTCAAGAACAAGGCTATCAACTTTACTTTGCAATAAAGTTGCATTGCCTTCCAATTCAATTACTCTATTTCTTAGAGAATCAACAGCGGAATTTAATATAACAAATATTGAATCACCAACAGAATCAATAAATGCGCGCACCCTTGCTATTTGATATTGCATTTCAATTTTGCTTATATAATTCGTGCCGCTTATGCCGGTTGTTGATCCACCGCCGCCGCAAGAATAATTGAATACAACGGTATTGCCGTTTTCTATATACGGATCAATACCGCCGATACAATCATTTCTGAAATATATATCGCCGCAAATAGGCATCGATTGACCATTGGGCATAATCAACCTAGCGGTGCTGCAAGCGCAGGTGTCCGATATATATAATTGAGAAGTATATCCGCCGGATGTTTTAAATTCAATAAACATTGTTGAATCAATTCTTATTGTGTCATACGAATACAGATTTATTATTTGATCGACACACGGTATACCCAATTGATTATTCGGCATGTGATACCAGAAAGTATCCACCATCAAAACATTATTTGAAAATGGATCATAACATATCGCCAATCTGTATTTTTCCGTATAGCAAGCGCTGCCGAAAACACCCCTTGAATGAATGTTCTTCACGCCGCATTGCAGAGTATCGCATCCGAAAAGATTCATCAATGAATCAACGGGAAACCAAATATATATATCATAGTTTGGATGATATGGCGGCCATGATACTTGGTCATCCCACATGAATTCAGAATAAATTTGAAGTATGTTGCAACTCCAACTAAGATTGTGATATGTTACATCATTTGTTTGCGTGTTCAATGTAGCATACCGCATTGGATAATATCCGTGTTTATATGCCGGTGTACCATACGCCGCAAACGGATTTTTCAAAGTGTCTACGATATAAGGCCAAAGTAATTTCAAACTATCCAAAGTATGCAAACTCATAAATGTGTTTGGACTGGACCAAGGCTCATTTCTTGCATACGCATCCACAAAAAATGTTTCAACGCTGTCGATCACGACATACCAAGTATTTAAAGTATTGTCGGCGGGTATTGTGTCATAACCAATAAGCGTACTGTTGATTATCGGCATCGTTATATATGTCGTGTCGAAATATCCGGGCAATCCCTGTAATATATAGGCCTTTGGGCATTTATATAAACATTTGTCATAAGCAATCAACGTGTCGCCGATATAAGAAAAGAATGTGTCGGCATATACGCCGGTTGGAATATTGTATACCGATATGCAAACAACGCTATCTTTCTTGACTTTTGGATCATTCGCATAAATAAGGCAATCAACTATTTCCCTTGTGCTGTCAATCCAAAGAGTATTTGTTGGAGACATATCTATCAATTGCATATACATAAGTAAAATACTTTTTCTTATACAGCATACCGCCGTTGTATCGCATTTTGTTCCTGTCTCGCATCCTCTAAATGGATAATTCGGATCACCTTCCTTCATATTCGCCAACCAATTGCCGGGATTATATTTCCTTATGCAAATTGTTGGGTCATAGCTAGGTTGTATCCTGCTTGTATCGCACGGCAAGCCATACATTTGCCTTTGTATCTGCCTTATATTGGACATTTGTTCGTCGGTGAATACGGCGAAACTTGTATCTTTTGAAAATATGTTATATCGTGTGCAAACCGTATCGCAAACCGTTATCGTATCCGATGGAATCACTTGGATGGATGTTACCCTGCGGAAATATATCGGTATCGTCAAAGTATCTTCGCAGAATTCCGTTTCAGCTTCCGTTATGCAGTCCGCCGCATCATAAACAATGGTATCGGGAACATTGACAATTCTTGTGCCGTGTGTTGTATCCGATATAACAACCAATGGCGAAACACTTAATGTGTCATTTATTATATTTAATGTTGGAATTAGAGAATCAACACCTAATTTTCTATATATCTTTATGCATCCGCTATCTTGGAAAACAAAATTTCCTTTCGCCGCGCCAAATGTTGTACTATCCCTGTGTATCCTTGCGAATATCGTATCTTTTTCAACCGACGTTGTATCGAATCCAATCAATGCAATGGAATTGCCGAACCATGTTACCTTTATCCCGTATGCGGTTTGTATCAAGCTATCTAAAAAATCTTCCGCCAAAACGGCGGAGCTACCGATACTGTCTTTTCGTATGCTATCTTTTAGAGCTTCACCTAAATCACCCCAATTTATATAACCCCATATATAATCGCCTATGCGTCTTTTGCGTATGGAATCTTTCACAGCTTCCGAAAGTTTTTCCCATTCGACGGCACTGTCCTTTATACCTATCGTCATTAATTGCACTAAATCATTTGTGAATTTATCCGCCATGAGATTCATTTTATTGGCGCCATGAAATACAGCTTCCTGCTTCAAAATTCCGCCTATGTAAATATCATATAAACCATATTCCAAACTATCTTTGTAATATGTACCGGGCGAATTCACATCTTCAACCAAATCAACATATTTCGCCGTATCACCCCATATATACAGGTCAACATCCAAACCGGTAATCGGTATGCCATTGTCATCCCTGATTACCCTTTGGAATATTGCTTTCAATGTTGTTTGGCTACACAATTCATTGCAACCAAATAATAAAAGCAAAACGATTATTACATACATTCTTTTCATTGCCGTTTCCTCTGTTGTATATTTTGTTATATGTTACGATGATGGAAGGATTAAATTACCTTCTTCGATATACAGGGTATTCGTATCCGAATCCCATCTAGGCTGTGTCAACAAAAATTCACTACCTTTAATCGGAGTATTGCCCGTATGTCCTTTAAATCTATCCCACGGATAGCGCCTATAAAAATCACCATCCCATTGTCCTTTAATACCCCATGATGAATCTTTATGCGGCAACACAAAAAGCATATCAGCTTCGTTTATTTTTTGTCGTTTTAATTCATCTTCTTTTGAAAGATAATCCCATTCGGCATAATAGTGCGGTCGCCACCGTCTATTTATCTTTTGCAGTAATCCATCCCATCTTTCATTGCTGCCTGTCAACACTTCTTCAAATTGCAGATAACTTCTTTGCGGTTGCGGCAATTCTATATCTTCAAGAGCTTCCGTAAATAATACTTGGTCAAAATATAAATCCGCTTCCGATGCGATACTACCGTATATTCTAAAACTTACTTCCGCACCCGCCGTCGCAAGTGTTTCAAGTGTTACGGCAAACATCACCCTTGTCGGTACTGTAGCGGCGGGGATTGCAACTGTTTGCACTATTGCAGTATCTACGCAAAATGCGATTTGAAAAGCGAATCCCGACATATAACGCAAACTCAAAAGAAATGTTCTATCCAATGGAGTGCTGGACATTAATTTTGTTACCGACACATACGTTGCCGACATTGCGGAATAATAAATCTTACCCATATATTCAGCGTATGCTTCATCTTTTATAGCAGCTTGCACTTGATACAGCCCGCCGTATCCTGTTACATTCCCATCCATAAAATACGGATTAGTGCAATAGTTTTCAGGATCAATTATAAGAAATCGCGGTACATCATACCCGCCTAAAATAAATGTTTCCCACGGATGCGACATTTTGTATACTCCTATATTTCGATGCCTGAAATGATTACGGATTTATCGGATTCCAATTTTGCCGATGTTGTTATAAAATCCGTTGTACTATCTAAATCCACATCGCGCGGATTTAACAACAGATTAAACTTATCCATACATTCAATGTGGAATAGCGGCAAGAGCTTTAGGGTCTCGATAGCCAATCTGTATTTGTGGTAATATTCGTATTGCACTTCCGCGATTATTTGTGCTATGTATTTATTTTGTACTAACGGATTATCAATTTTCAATACACGTTTCATCCATCCATCGAAACCGATTTTCCTATCACCTGTATTTTTGTTAAATGGGTTTGCATATTTTACGCTGATCGCATCATAGTAATGTTTCCAGTAACCAATACCGGGAGTAGACCTTGCAACATTTTCATTAAATGATAATTGTATATTGCCATTCGTCACACCTCTGCGAGCTATCCTGATTTTCCTTTCATCGTGAATTATATAGTAATAATTCATCATCTGATTTACGAATTGCAATATGTTGCGTATGCTATCCGATTCACTAAATGCGGCAAGTTCAATTCGCGGGTAGAATTCTTTTGCATATTCCCATAGAATAAAATTGACATCTTTTGTTATACCAAATAAATGCCCGGTATCATTGCATGTTATCTGTGTTTGTGCTCCCCAATCTTCAACATCGATCACGCCTAAATTATCTATTGTTATTTCATCATTTATTCTGTCGTATGTTGCGCGAAGTAACGCACTAGGTTTATCTTTATATCTAATATTTTGCGATATAAAATAAACCACATTTTCATCTTTTGCATATTTATGATTCTTGAATAATGCCGTTGTATCATATTCAAAATTATTACCTGCAATAATTGTTGTGTTCATACCCGTTGTCGGATTTAACAAATCATATACAAAATATTGCCATTGGAATGGCGATACACCACTATCGGAAGATTTGTTAAAAAATGTGCCATGCAATGTGTCGCTATCCGCAAGGCATAACCATATAGGCATTAAATGAGATTCCGCACCTGCTGTATTTTCGTAAGAATCCCATAACACAACTTCTGTAATTCCTATTGTGTTTACTACAGCGCTACCCGATGCAAGTATCACACGTATATAATACAAACTTGCGGAACCATTAACGGAAACTTCCGCCCAATTATTCGGTATATCAAATGACGCTATACCATTCGGAAAATTTGGATGTGTTGCATTCGGTACGGCAACCCATGCAGTACCGTTGTAATATTGTATAGCGTACACACCTGCGGGAACGTCAAATTTAATACTTCTAAACTTGTCTGAATTGCCGATATACATTGCATCCAATGGATTATTTAGCGGATAACTTGCAAGGTTGTTATCGTTATTTGCTTCCACTGTAATATCACTATACCCGGCACCACTCCAATACATTACCGCATCCGCATTAATTATTCTGTTGCCGGATAACGCAACTTTTGTAATATATGATAACGATACCGCATTATCCGTTGTGTATACACCTTTATCTATCCAATTTGTATGACCAAAATAAATATAATTGTTCGCTTCGTCAATTGCATTGCAAATTGGGAGCGTAGATTCATTAACATATTCAATGTCAATAAAAGAATCTCCGATAACATCATACATTCTGTAGTAATTATTTAGTGTCGGATCAACCTGCAATTTGAATGAATAAAATTCGCCCGTGCTTTTTCTAAATGTGTTACCCTGTTGTCCGTAATCAATTTTCAATTCGAGTTTAGGTATTGGGGCACTTATGCCAGTCTGATTCCCGCCGGTTAGTGTTCCCTGTTGCAAACAATAATATCCGGCTGAACTTACATATAATTCACCTTGTTTATCAAGATTTGGTTGTACAATATTATAATAATTACCAAGTGAAAAAATCCATTCTGGTCTAATGAATCCAGCATGGAATAATATTGTATACAAATCCGGCATATCATACAAAAATATTGGATCATCAACACCACTTGCGGCGTTTAATTTTACATGCAATGTTTGAGGGAATGGCACACAAATATTTTCGCCGCAATATCCGATAGTGCCATATATAGAAGTTATCTCATATTGCCCTATAGCCCTGAAATTTACACCACCACTTAAAGAAAGTTGTCCACCATTGCGTATTGATCTTTTCCCATCATACAAATTTGTTGCAATAAATCCCGTTCCATTTTCCAAAGTTGCTGTATCGTTGCTTTGGTCGTATGAATATATCATTGAAAAAATGGTAGCAAATTTTATATCTTTGTGTTGCACATCCAAAAATATTTTTGTGCCGTCAATCCAAATATCTTCTACCGTATATTTATATGATCCCATTGTGTACGGAATTATCTCTGTTATATACTCCCATTTCCCATCAAAATAACATCGCCACAATTCCAAACCTACCGCTATATATACATATTGACTTGTATAATCTACAACTAATGCACTAGGATTTCTCTCATAATTGTGTCGCGGAGATTTACCCCATATATTAAATGTCTTTTCGGATAACAAAAGTTTTGTATCCGATAATATTCTTTTATTGCTATAATAGAATGCTTCATTTAATGCAGATTCCAGCAATGCGCGGACAGGGATGTTTTCATGCCACCCGCCAAACGCATAATTACCAGCTTTATCTAATTTAATTATCAATTCATCATCGGTATTTTTTCTAGTCAATAGAGATTGATTAAAATCTATTTCGATGAAGTCATTATCAATACCCCTTACTCTTATTATCCTGCGTATTTCTTTTAATTCAAGTGCACCCGTTGCGGTAACACGTTTAATTTCTATTGCATACCCTTTGTATTCAACATTACCAATTAATACCGTATTTTTTGTCCAATTTGTAGCGCTACTCCATCGTATTGTCGGATCATCTTTACTAGTAAAACCTGCTGTATTATCTACCAATCCATTTTGTATACTTGTCATAACGCTTGACATAAATGTATTGCCGCCGGTGCTATAACGAAATTCTATATCCGATGCCGTAAACAACGTACCTAAATCAAATTTAATACCCCAAAATATACTATCGCTAAAGATATACAATTTATCCGTATCGGCAGCAAGTATTGCAACGCTTGTATAATCGGCATTGATTGGAACATTTGATATATCAGAAATTTCAGTAAGTGTGCCATCATCCGTTACGATAGCGAGAAAGTGTATCATAATCGCGGTAGCTGTGCCATTGTCAAAAGTTATTGTCGGGCCACCTTGATTATTAATTGCTTTCGAATCGCCATCATTTTTATCACTGTCTTTTATATTTACCCATATTTCAACATTCGAATCAGGGTAATCATTCAATCCGTTTGCATCGCCGAATTTTACTATTGCATATTCCGTACCGCCATTATCGAATAATTGTTGCGTACCTTCGCTATTTATCGTATCCGATATTACAGCGATTTGAACCCATGCCCCATTATCCCATCTGAAATAATGCGGGTATCTATATTCCAAAATTTTGATACCGGATTTTGTACCTCCGCTAACCCGTTCAATGTCAACACCATCCAATCTTGTATTATCAAATGGTTTATAACTAATCTGTTTAATGCCAGTACTCGATTCGGAGCTTGGTTCGTATTTCAGGATATTAATACCGCCAATTTTTGGTAAATCAGTATGCGCCGTATCGATAACATTGTATGCCGGGTATCTACCCAATTCGAATGTATGCCCGAATGCTTTTATCCTAAATGTTTTATCATACGGATTTGGCATTGTGTCCGTTAAGTCCGTTACAATACCTGCGAAATATATTGTCCAATTGTCGCTAGACCCGACAACATACAACATATATTTAACCCAAAACACACCGTCAAAATTATTGAATAATCCGGTATCAGTTTTGTTAAAAAAATACCCATCCTTATTATCGAAAACTATTGTAATTTCTCCGCTATCGAATTCAAATAAACTAGCGCTTTCTATTTTTTGATCGACGCTTGAAATTCCGTTCAATGTGAGCTTATCGGATACAGCATATTTTTTCGCTATCGTTGCGCCAATTTCATCAACACTTAATGCGGCAGTCCCTGTTAAAACAATTTCCGTTGTGTCCGTTAATGCAGTATATGTTATCGTTGTTACCTGTCTTTCAATTTCGAATTCCGTCAAAGGCAATACTGCATAATCATTTATAATAAACAAAGTTGTAGCATCGCCAGCAACAACAACACTATTCCCTGTCGGCACATCCGTAATTAAACCGGAATATTGTTTATACAATATTACAGCATCACGAATATCTAACCCGACGTGTTTTTGTAATCGGAGTGTATTTATATTGATACTACGCACCAATATACCTCTTATTTGAATTATTTATTGCAGGTACAATATGTTTATCGAACACATTATCCCAATATTTTTGATCGTCAACAACGGCACCATTTATATTTAGGTTTATTACGGGTGCTGTCGTAGAATTCCTGCTGAAACTATCGCTAATTCCTACAACGGAATTATTACCGACACCCGCCGTAACAACACCTCTTGTAGTCCCTTCGCCCTTATGCAATTTCGCTGTGCCGGAATCTATGATACTGCCGCCGCCATTCAAACTTTGCATAATTCTTTTTGGTATAACTACTGTTCCTTTTGGTGTATAGTGTACGCCAGTTTTGGTAATTGGAGTAATCCCACTTGCTCCCATTGCGACTTGTTTGTAAAATGCACTATTGCGCCTTGTGACTTGCGCGGCACCTTCCCCGCTATGCAAATTTTGTGCGCCACTTGTTCGTGTTTCGGAACCTACAGCGCTACTAAATAAACTTGCGCTAGGTAAAACAGAACCGACACCGCCACTTATTACACTTGTGAGTAAACTGATTATTTTTGATTGTATAAAATCAGTAACCATTTTTGCTACCATTTGCCTAAATGATTTACCAATATCAGAGAATATATCTTTTATTCTAATCGATGCCAAGTCACCTGATTCCACCCATGAATCCATGGCACCATCGAATCCCGACATTATCACACCGGAAAAATTGTCTACCCAAAACTTTGTATCGGCACTCATTTCTTCTTCAATTGCTTTTTTATGTTCGCGCATATCGCGCATAGCTTCCAAATATTCAATACTTGTAGCGCCGTGCATTGCCGCAATTGTATCAAGTTTTGTTTGTAGTAATGCAGTCATTTCAGCAGCTTGTGCTTGCCAGTCTGACATATTATCTACAGCTTTTGCTTCTTCCATTTTCGCGGTAATTATCGCTATACTATCTTCCAAACCTTTCAATATTTTGTTATCATCGGAATTAAACAATTCGTCAATCTCTTTTACCCTACCCATTAATGCCATATATTCAGCTTCGAATGCCAACCCATTAGCGCGTAGCGCATCCATTTTCAATACGAGCATAGCGCGAAATTGATTTAATTCATCTTTGTTTATTTGTTCTCCACTCTTTAACATGTTGAATTGTTTATCTATTGCTTTATCTATAAATTCTTTTTCTATATCATCCATTTCTTTTTTGTGCCGCATCGCTTCCGTTTCTTTTTCGTTGTTGAATATTTGTTCAACTTTTGATAATTCAACATTACCTTCCGTTGCTGTTTTAATTCGCTCTTGATTTGCTTTTGTAATCTGTGCCATGTTCAATGCATTTTCAGCTATCGCAATGGCCTTGCGTTTTTCAAGTGTTTCGTTGCCTAGAGCTTTCAATCTTTCTAATTCTGACTTTGCAGCATCTTCACCAATTTTATTTGCAGCATCCGCTATCTGTCGTTGCTCTTCCCTTTGTTTGTCGGCTTGCGCTTTTCTTTCAGCGGCAGCTTCGGCATTCGCTTTTTTTCTTGCTTCATCAATTCTTGCCTGTTCTTCAATTTCTTCATCCGTTAATGGCACTTCACCACCATCTTTTTTCGCATCGGGTTTATTGTTTATTTCTTTTAATTTTGTTTGAGATTCTTCCAATGTTTGCAAGCTCTGTGCGTATGTATTCGCGGATACGGCAGCTTCCTCATATTTCGCGGCAATTTGAGACCATATTGCAAGTTCCATTTGAGCACCGCCCTTATCACTGTCTCTTTTCCCTTCGGCTATATCAAATTGCACTTTTCCCGCCATTTCAGATGCTTTTGCAGCCATATCATTTAATTCATCAATAACCTGCATTTTCCCGCTTCTTATATCGCTAATTAAATTCGGAAACATATCTTTTATTTCAAAAGTTTTTGAACCCAAAATCTTTTCACTCGATTGTATAGGCACCTTTGCAAATTTATCGAATACATATTGCAATCTACTTATACCGCCTTTCACTTTTGCAATATTCGATTCCATGTTATCAGTTATTATACCTTCTAATTCATCCATTGATTCCCGCATACTTTTGTTTGCGGAAGTTATATTCATTTGCATTTCGGAGCGGGCAAGTGTTTTTTGCCTTTCACTTAATTTACCTAATTCTTGTTCAGCTTTTTTACCGGCAAGTGCAATTTGATCTACAGCACTTGCATAATCCGATGTTTTGCTAATTATATCAGGATACTTCTGTCTCATTTCATCATGAATTGTTTGCATTCTTTTTTCTTGTTCTTCACTTCTATTCTGTGTAGCGGCAAGTGTTTTATATTCATCCGCCATATCCTTGATAGACTTTTGATATTTAACTTGTGTATTCAATGATTCTTTTTGCCGTTGTATACCTTTGGCCATTGCTTCCATTCTTCTATCTTCGGCACCCATTAGCCACATTGTACCTGCCGCAAGTGCCGCAATAGCCGCAATGGTTAAACCGACCGGGCTAAGCAATGCGGACATTGCAGTACCTAATACACCAACACCTGCCGTTATAGCGGGTAGCATACCCAACAATAAAGACAATGGCCCAACAAACCCTAATACGGCAGCAGCTATTACAGCTATTGCGGCGATTGCCGTTTTAATGCCCTTCGGCATAGCGTTAAACCATTGTACGACAGATTGTATAGTTGCGATTACACTACGCAAAACAGGCACTAGCGCCGTACCGAATTGTATAGCGGTCTCCTGTATAGCGGATTTCAAAATTTTCATCGCACCTTCGAAAGTGTCAACCTGCATCGCGGCCATTGACGTTGCTTTATTCGTACCGGTAATTTGATCTTCGAATTTTTTGAAACCTTCTGCACCTGCATTCAACAAAACTTTCATTGCGGGTGCCGCGCGTTTATCGAATATCGTAGCAAGATCGCCCATTGCTTTTTTATTACCCATTCCAGCTTTGGACAATTTATCTACGATACTAATTAAATCATTGTTTACCGGGCTAACATCTTCCGCCGTTAAACCATATTTTCTTAATGCTTCTTCCGCCATTTGTGTAGGTTTCGCAAGAGCTAATAATGACTGACGTAGATTTGTACCTGCCTGACTTCCATCGATACCGGCATTATATAACAAACTTGCGGCGGCGGTTGCCTGTTCAATACTTATACCAAATGCATTTGCAACAGGCCCGACATACTTCATTGTTTCGCCTAACTTCAACATCGTTGCTTGTGATCCTGAAATGGATGCTGCAAACAAATTGCTAACCCTGTCAGCTTCCTCCGCTTTTAATTGGAATGCCGATAAATTAGATACAACAATTCTTGTGGTTTCAGCTAAATCATATTGTGTAGCGGCAGCTAAATCGAGCGTACCTTTTAATGCTCCCATAGTTTGCTCTACATTCAAACCCGCCGATGCCAAATAATACATTGCATCGGCAGCTTCACTAGCAGAGAATACGGAAGTCTCGCCCATCTTTCTTGCATAGTTAGTCAAGATTTGCATTTCGGCAGCAGTAGCACCCATTACACTACCCGCATTAGCCATTGATTGTTCAAATTGGCCAAAGGTTTTCATTACCATATAACCAAGCCCAACAATCGATGCACTAATACCCGTTGCTATTTTACCAAACTTCTTTAATTCGGCAGAAGATGATTTTATTTCAGCAACACTATTTTGTATAATGTTTTTCGTTTCGCCAAACGCTTTACGCAATTCGTTAAAATTAGCGCCAATGTTTACGAATACTCCAAATGTTTTGCTACCACCTGCGCCCATTATGTTTTACTCCTATGCTTTTCAGCCAAGGCATTTAATTTCTTTCGTGCTTTTTCCGACATCTTAAAACCGGGATTGGATGTAAGTGCGAATATCATATTTAGTCCTTCCTCTGGATTCTTGAATACGTTTTTATTATCCCGCACTTCCATTTTTTTTGTTGTATTCTTTTGGATATTGACATTGTGAGTAACACCGTTGTCTTTCGATGTTGCGCTATCGTATCTTTCCTTGTCTATATCGCTTATTTCTTTTGCGCCATTTTGCAATACTTTAATTTGGTATACATCCAAATCCAGTATATCATTCAATGTCCATCCGTATACGGCAGCGAAATTATGTATAACACCTTGATATGTTAGATTCCGTTCTGCGTTTGTTGGAGTAGATTCGGAATTCTGCTTTTTGTCATCTTCTCCAACCCGGTAAAAAAATCATTCACATCCATTACTAATTCTACGGCAGCGCTTAATACGCCAAGTGTGAATATTTCAAGACATTTTTCTTGTGTCATATCAGGGTGCATTTTTTTTAATGCAAGGTGTACAATTTCGGCAGAAGCATCCAACATTTCTTTTTTCCATTCCGTTGCACCTGTAGGTTTTGCCACATCAATTTCAGATGCGGCAGCTTCGTCAAAAAATATATTAACCAATTCTTCCAAATGCGGAATATCCCGCATAGGGGAAGGTGTTAAATGGAATGTTCGTATATCTTCTGTACCGTCATCTTTCATGCCGATCAAAAATTCAATCTTCGCACCATAACCCAAAACTTTTTTGATTACATCTGTTTTGGTTGGTAATTGTTGTGTATCGCTTGCATCATTCATTTTGAAAAACTCCAAATATATAATTGCCTGTTATTAAAATTTGCGGATAGTGTGTTTCGGGAAACAGGGCAAAAACCCGAAACACAACTACCCGCATTTATTGGTTGCTGTTTTTACGCAGCTAACCAAATTTAACTAACGTCGCCAAGGTCAATTGTGGCAACAACACCGTCTGTGTCAGCTTCAATACCGAAATCGAAATTCGGAATAACATGCGAATCGCGCACAAATTGCAAAGACAATTTTGTACTACGCACTTTCGGAAATGTGATAGTAAATGATATACCATCGGTAATAAGTGTCAATACCATTGCGAAGCTACCGGGTTTCGATGCGTTATTTATTTCCATCGATGAACCTGTCAGAGTGCCGCCAAGAATTGTTTCAAATGCGTATGCATTCAAATCGGCAAACTCCGCATTGCCTGTAATTTCGCCGGTATGTGTCCGAATATCGGCAGGATACAATGAGCTTCCGCAACGCAACATTGCAGTCTCAAAAGAGAAATCAAGAGACAAACCTTGCAAACATCCGAATGTCTGATTTCTGTAGGTCAATTCGCAAATACCAAATTGAAAGGCCATTTTGTTATTCTCCTGAAAATGGAATTGTGTATATATTGTTATTTAGGTACAAACCAAAGTTTCGTTGCCGCAAACCATACGGTACATTATCGTCATCGTGTATGCTTGTATTTCAGCATCATAAATTCCAACACCATTTAATCTTTGTATAGTCCTGCAACGCAAATTTTTTGTTGAATAAAAATTCAAATTACTTTTGTTCATTAGATAATCAATTCTCGCCGCTATCGAATCCCTTACATCCGGTGCTGCCGATACTTTTTCCGGCACCGTTACAACAATATCTAATGAGTATTCGCCACTTGGCAAGTTTATCATTTGTGTTGAAAAATCAGCTTGAAAATTTATTGCAGTATTTGTTGCAGCGGGTATTCCGTACTTCACCCCTATATTATCAGAGCTATCGATATATTGCATTATGCTTAAAATGCCGGTAGTAATTACCGCATCATCGTCAATCAATGCATCATGCACAGCTTCATGTATTGCAATTATTTTCGATTCCATTTTGTGTTATCCGAAAATTGTGAATAACTTCGCGGTTGTGATATTGAAAATCTGTTGTATCTCTGCCTGTTTATCTTCAAGCGCATCATCCATAAATGGCCTAGCTTCCATGTATACAGTACCTTCGTGTACATATATACCATAAAAAACAGTTGCGCCAGTACCTACCCTGCCAGATGCGAAATTATCATTACCTAATGGCATTATTTCGTGTGTTACAGATTGACGCAATACACCTGTATCGAATGGTGGATGATAATAGCCACCCGATCTAATCAATTCTTTTGCACGACCTTCGACAATTATACAAGTTGATTTAATTGCAACCTGAAAAACATTTGGCGTTTGTTCAATGATTTTAGTTACTGTCCTAATCAATTTATCGGCACCAACCAATGATATACTCATTCCACTAAACATCTGACATTCCTTCCACTCTGCTGCAATACATTTGGTAATGATTCGTTGTAACACCGCCCGGATTTTTTTCTACAAAATCAATTTTGTAATAAACATTAGATTTTGTTCTTATATAATATCCATTTTCTACCGTTGCGCTTGACAAAGAAAAAATCAAATGTGTAGACGTTGCATAAATACCGGAACCAGCAACAAATTGATTACCTTTATTTTGTGTTATTCGTACATAAATATCCGATTGCACAACTGATTCTATTTTTATTTTCGCACCTGTAGAAGTTCTCGTATTTGTGTTGTATGTAACAACATCCACAAGAGTATTCAAATATTTTTCTATGCTAGTCATACGGAAATCGCATATTTGCGTTTCAAAGTTTTCAATTGCATGGATAACATTGTATCAAACACATTACCCATTGCTGATATTCCTAAATCGTATGATTCGGAATAATCACCTATCTTTACAGATTTCAAATTGCTTGCCGTTGTACCGATCATACCCGGATTTTTCAAAAGTTGCGCCATAATCGCATTTGCAAAATTTTGTATATCATCCGGCACAGTTGCATATCCGTATGTATATTCAACTTTTACGGCATTTAAACCAACTGCGAAATAACTATTGAAAATTGTGGTGTAATCAGTTTCATACGCGCTAATGGCGTTATTTAATTCTATGATACCTGCTTCCAAATCAACAATGTAATCCGTAGCGGCAAACAACACAGGTGTTACATTATTGTCATTGTATAGCGCCGTTATTTCTATGATCGGGCAATTATCCAATATAATAACGCTTTGGAATGATTTTTTTATCGTTATATATTCAGTTATCGAATGTTGATTAAATCCTTTATGATTTATCGCATTGTCGATACATGAATTAACAAACCGCTTTACAGCATCGGATATGGCAGATGCTTCAATAGCACCATCCATAAGGTTTGCAACCTCTGTAACGCTGCCATAAAAAAAATCTTGTTCCATTATCGCACCTTGTTATTTAATTCAAACACATTTATTCGAAATATTATGTTATCGCTCACGTATTGTATCAGGGTTCAATATTCTCAAAGAATCTTGTTCAGCTTTTATTCTCGCAGCTTCCCTTGTCTTTACTGTTTCAATGATCGGGTTTACTATCGCCCTTTCAGAAGTATTCATTTTTTCGATAGCATCAATATTCCTGCGCTTGACAACTTCGGCAGCTTCGGATAAATGATTTTTTGTTGCTTCCAAAAGTTTGTCATCCAACCATTTTTGATAATCAACACCATGCGCTTGTAACATTATTGATTGCTGCGCGGTTGTCAGTGTTACAGATACCGATTGCGCATTCATATTTATAACACACATGATAAGCAAAACAAATGTAATTAGTAGTGTTTTCATTTTTGTGTATCCTTTTATTTGTATGTTTGTATATTGAAACGTTTAGAAATATTTGTTTATCTCTAATTCTGCGCTATAAGGAAAGTCCATGGTGAACGCTCCCGCCGTTTGCGCCTGCGCGGTTTGACCGAAAGGAGCTTGCGCTCCGAATATCGCGGCTACGATAAGGACAAATAGGCCGATCCATTTCACGGCGGTCCAAAGTGTTTTTTTATCTGCTGGTGTCATGGCGTCATTTCCTTATTCTGATGTATGATAGCTTTCGTCCGTTGTCTCCGTAAATCGTGAGCGTGTTCGCCGCGAAGACATTGCTCCACGGGTGTATCGTGGGCGCTGTCGTGCCGCCGATGTACGATACCGCGATCACGTCCGTAGGCAGTACTCCCGTTACAGTCACGGTGATGGAGTCGCCAGCGTCCGCCGTAACTTGAGCCGCGAGCGTTTGCCCGTTTGGATTAAGTACGCCCGAGGTGTCGTCTATGGCCTCGGTGTACACAAGAGGCGTTTTCACAGCCACTTTTGCCTTGATCGTGGAATCACTTATGAGGTTACCGGCAAGTTCCAGTCTGTTTGCCGGATCAATTATACCAATTCCGAACGCCCCCCACGGAGTCAAATGCATATCCGTAACGCTCCCCCCTACGCCGTGTTTCCAGTATTGGCCGGATAGAGAGTTAAACGATAACTTGTTGCTAGTCACGTATTGCATACCCACGCTCGTGCTGGTGCCAACATAGCTGCTCGAAAGCAGGAACGTCCCTGCATCAAATATAGTTGCATTCATATTTGCCGCGACAATATTTCCTGCAACGTACAACTCACTCAACATTGTCACTGGTTTATATATAGTTATCGAATCTCTTTTAAGCGTAGCACCCGGCGCAAATAAGATACTATCTTGATTTATATACACGCTGCCATTGACCGACAAACTATATGCGGGCAGGTCATAATTGATACCAAAATTACCTTTCTCACTGAATGTTAAATCATATGAGCCATTATTTACTTTAAAAAATGCTCTATTATTCAAATAACCATTTCTCTTTTCGGTATCACCTACATAAAGACTGGTGCTGCCGCTAGAAATGTCATATGGATTATCTGAATAAATTGCCGTGTAATTGCCGGAATCTGCGGGATTGGTGCGGTAAAAATACATTTGCGTATAACTGGGCGCTTTCAAGTTCATATATGTTATCGAATTAAATGCCGCAGGATCAAATGATAAAAATTCATAGGCATCTTTTCTGAAACTAAATTCACTGCCTATTTTTTTCAATGCAAAAGTTGACCCCAATTTCAATGAATCAATTGCTATATATTTTGCGGTTACCGTACTATCAATTTTCAAGTTGCCCGCAATTTCAGTTTTATTCGCAGGGTTCAATACTCCAATACCTAATTTACCATCTTTTGTTAATGTCACATCATCAGCATCGCCCGCTATATTATTCGCCGATAATATAACTTTTCTCGCACCCAATTCTGAACCAAACAAACCCACTCCTCCATTAGGCGCAGCAGCATCACTACCAACAATATCAAGACGTGTTGCCGTTGAATATAGAAAATTACCATCCCATCCGTCACCCAACATCATAACAAAAAATGAATTTTTTCTTGCAAAATCTATTTGTTCATTGGTCAATTGCATTTGTGTATGCCAAGGAGTAACGAAGTCTTTTATATTAACACGGTAACTACCATCGGCACCAGACATTGTTACCACCGAATATGCTGTGTCGGGCACTTCCGCAAAACCTATTTGCGGCAATACTATATAATCAAACATACCGCCATTCGCAGATACCCAACCATTGGCATCAATTCTAAATGCCAAAGAATCATCAACATTTTTTGGTACTATCACATCATAATTGCCATCTGTATACCTATTCCAACTGCCAGAGTTTGCAATCTCTGTTTCCAATGTATCAATTTTCAAAAGTAAATATCTAGCAATTGAATCTGCTATAAAAATAGAATCACCATACGCATGGCTTAACGCTGCTGACAATGAAACAAGATCAAGTGTTATTCTTTTTGGAAATGTTGTAGAATTGATTGTAAAGTATTGCGATAATTCCAATGAATCAAATGCATAAGTATTGCCAAACGAATCTTTAATCTGCAATACCGGCACAGCTATTATATATTGTGTAGCAAGTGCCGTTGCTCTTGTATATGATTCAAGCGACATTGTTGCGACATTGCCTATAATAACATCAACGGGTTTTTCAAAGCCCAACACATCCGGTCCTTGCAGTGTTACCGTTGAATTGCGCCAAACCTTAAAGCGTATATACCCATTCGTGTTGCTTGTATCGCATCTTTTTGGATATGCAATAAGGCCATTCGATAATTTTGTTTTAACAACACACAATGCCGCATTTCTTGCCGGTTGCAAATCTTGGCCATACACATAGCCATATAATATGCATGAATCTGCGGGATTCAATTGCGCGTATCCGTTATTAAACAAAAAAACGAATAACAAAAAATATATATAACTGATTTTATTCAACGTCGCACCTGTCAAAAATTCAAAAGTTAGAATTGTTTTGTTTATTACCGCTTCTTACTGCGCCAAATAAAATAAATACATGCAACGATTACAAAAAATCCACCTACATACATTGCTGCCGTTGTTAATGTATTCACTGTTGTTTGTTCCATGATTGCACCTTGTTTTAATTCGTTTTTAATGTGTTGGAAATATACTACCGTTATTATGTATTGTAATAACAATGCTACTTTGTTTTCCTTTTTAGGAATGCATCGACAGTATTTTTTGTTATATACAATTGGCAAACGTTTTTCGGTTTGCCACCCTTGACAACATGCTCTTTTAGGATTGCTTCTTTTGTAAATCCAATTTTTACCAATCTTTCAATTCTTGCTTTGTCCGTTGTAAATAATTGCATATACAACTTTCTAAAAGAATAATCATCTTCATTCGGTTTTAGAGCTTGCACCGTTGCCGCTTTAACTATTGTAGAATACAATTTCATATCGTCATCGAATTCCGGTATGACATTCACATCCAATTTAATTGTGCCATGATAGAGCGAATCTATTATTAATTCTACAATACCCAATTCTTTTTCAGTGCCAAGTACATGCGCGATATACGCATCATATTTGTTTTTTTTGCTATATTCATTTGCATACCAATCTTCATTTTCTATTTCGGTTATTTTCCTGTCAGTGAATAAGTGCCGCATGGCTACTGGATGTGATTTTGTTTGCCTATAAAATTCCAAATGCCGCAGCACAAATAAATCTTTTGCAATGTGTTTTAGTTCCATGTTAGCGCCTGTTTTTGTTGTCTTGCGTAAAAAGTTTTTTGTCGTTGTATGTAATTTGTTTATTGGCTGTGCTACAATTAGCGGCATGTATTTTTCTTCCGGCACTTCATTCGCCGGATGCAAGCTAATTGTTTTAATGTTGATTACCGTTTTGCGTGACATTTGCTTATTCCTGATTTCTTATATCATCGATATTCGCATAAGGATGATTAAACAAAACGCTAGGCAATTCACCCGCGAAACTTTCACAACCTGATTTTTTTGTCTGTGTTGGTTGCGTGTTTTCCCCTTGCTTCCAACCTGTGACGGTATCATTTACCTGATTCGGATCTTCTATTCCCCTGTTCTTGTAGTATCTAATCTTATTCTGTAATATATTCATTTTCCTGACATATCCAAAATGGTAGATACTTTCGCCCGAATATACAGCAGCTTTATATTTTGGTTCATCGACTTTTTCGAATTTCTTGTCATCCATTTTCGATTCGAAATAGTTGAATGATTTTCTATGCATAAAAGATTTGTTCCATCGCCATACGCGCGGGTGTACGCTACTCCATTTCCCGCCA